TCGTGTTTTGTTTTAATCTCAGGCGAATCGATTCCATTTAATCGAATTGCAAATCGAAATAAAGGTGAATTTTCATAGGGGAGTTTTTGGGCGATTGTAATAGTATCGCCATCATATACTTTTATTACAATGCCATCTGTAATCGGCGGCACAAATACTACAGTATCTCCCCATTTAGGAGTAGGAATAGGAGTAGGAGTATCAACTTTAGCCTCGGGTTTTTCAAGAACATCACAAGTCGTTTCAGGGTTATTTTCAGTTCCAAAACAGATTCCCATCTCTTTTTATAAAATTATTACTTTATAAAAATAAATTCATTTTTATGTTACGACTTTATAGGTCGTTTAAAGAAGAAACAAAAATAAAAGATGGCGCGCGTGAAAGATTCAACCTTATACGACCGTCTCGGCGTCCCCACCGATGCATCCGATTCGCAAATCAAAAAAGCATTTATCCAGCTTTCCAAACAATGGCACCCCGACAAGCACGGCGACGAAATGAAAGATGAAGCCACCCAAAAATTTAAAGACATCACCGAAGCCAAAGACATCTTGTCCGACGACGACAAGCGTCGCACCTACGACCAAATCGGTATGGACATCCTAAAACAAGGCGCCGTGGGCGGGGGGATGGGTGGGATGGGGGGTATGCCTCCCGGATTTCCGTTTGGTGGTGGCAACCCTTTCGGCAGTGGCTTTCCATTCGGTAACGGTTTCCCTTTTGGCGGCGGTTTCCCCTTTGAAGTGCGAGAAACCGGCAATAAACCCACGACGCGTCAATTGCATCCCATCGAGGCCACACTAACCGTCACGCTTGACCAACTCTACCGCGAAGAACGCGTGCCTTTGGCCTACACACACGAAATCGATTGTGGTGCGTGTAATGGCGACGGCGGTACCGTTGAGAGGTGCGAAGGGTGCAACGGCAACGGTAAAACCGTCCAAGTCCAACAAATGGGTAACATGATCTCCCAAAGCATTACCAACTGTCGCAAATGCAACGGCAAAGGCCAGCAACTAAAATCCAAATGCGCGACGTGTAACGGCCAAGGCTTTGCCACCACCTCCAAAACCATAGCATTTCCTCTATCGTCCCGCTTGGTCTCTGGCAATAAAGTCCAAGTGCGGGGTGAAGGCAACCGGTCCAAACAGGCCGCCTCGGATTTAATTGTCACCGTCAACGTGACCCCGCACGCCGTTTTCAAACACCAGCAAGGCGATCTTTTAGCACGTGTCGAGTTGACCTTGCACGAGGCACTGTTTGGATTTACTAAAACACTGACCTTACTTGACGGGTCTACGTTAGACTTGACCGCGTCTGAAAAAACCGATTGTTATTCCGTGACGTGTTTTCCACACAAAGGCATCCACCGTGAAGGCAACCTTTATGTGATGTATGTGTTTACGTTGCCTTCTTTAAAAAAGAGCGAATACGGGGACATTCTTGCCGATATTTTTCCAAACAAAACGGAAACTGCAAAGGCATCCGAGTATACAAACATTCTTCTTTCGTTTCTAAAGTTGGCTTAAGGGTTGCTTAAGAATTGCTTAAGGATTTGCTTTAGAAAAATCCAATATCATTTTCTTTTTTCACTTAAGTTAGATTTAAATATAACATTTTTGGTAGGGCTTTTTGTGAAAAAGCCGTTTATCCATCACCATTAGGATTATGTAATCCCCAATACGAAATATCGGCATAAGCAGCCTCATTTAATTTTTTATTTTGCTCATACACCTCGCGTTGTTTGTAAAGTTCTTGAAGCTTTTCCACAATCGTTTTGTTTTTATCGGCATCGGCTAAAAGTTTTTCTAAAAACGTAATCCATTCGTTTGTAAGTGTTATTGTAGACATTTTATTTTAAATTATTTCCTTAAGCAATATTTTTTAGCGGTAAAATTGATTTTGATTTTGAAAAAACAAAAATAAATAAAAAACAAGAAAGATGCCAAAGAATTTAAAAGCGAAAAAGAACGGCACCGCACGCACAAACGAACCCAGAAAATTTGAGATGGTATACAAAGAAGACATCGTAGGCGGTGGCGCCGTCTACGGCCAAGTTGTTAAAGTTCTCGGGGAGTGCAACTTTACAGTGCGCTGTTTCATCGAGAAGGAAAAGGAAAACACGACCGAACTACTGTGTCATCTTCGCAAAAGCGCAAAAAAGATGGGACGCGTTGAGGTTGAATCGATCGTTTTGGTCGGTCTTCGCGACTTTCAAGAAAGCAAGGGCGACATCCTCTACACGTACCATGTCGATCAAGCAAAACTCCTAAGACGTGAAGGGCATATTCCAAAGACAAAAACAGGCAATGAGTTTGAGGAAGTAAAGGAGGAAGAAGACTCCGGGTTTGATTTTAATGAAATTTAAAAGCTGATTTGATTTATAACTTTTATTAGTTAATTTTATTTTATTTTATAAAATAAAATAAATGCTAGACAACCTTCATATGACTATTTTAATAGCGGGTGTATTGGCAATAATTGCATTGCAAACATATTTAATCCAAGTGATTTGGAATAAAGTGATTATTAAAAAATTTCCCGATTCAAACATTCAAACCCTAACTTTTTGGGACGCCCTTGCCATTTCTGTATTTTTCTCCTTGATAGGCCTTTCGTCTGGAAATGTTCATTTTACTTCATAAAATATACGGCGTTTTTTTTTCAAATAGGTATTGTAAAAATCATTTAAATAAAAATCATTTATTTAATAAAATGAATTTAAATTATCAAATCTCAAATACACTTATGTCACCCGTATCATCTTTATTAGTTGCTCTTGGCGAAAATACAAATAAGGCAGGTGCGACTGGCTCTGTAGGCTCTACTGGCTCTGTAGGCTCTACTGGCTCTGTAGGACCAACTGGATCTACAGGACAAACTGGATCTACAGGACCAACTGGTTCCGTAGGACCAACAGGTCCTACAGGTGTATTTACAAATACAGTAGAAAGTTTGACTGTAACTGATTCATTAACACTTGATAATTTTCCAATTTTACCCACAACAAATTACACGTCTCCGCTAAATATAATAAGTGACACTAACACAAACGCTCCTATATATAAACTTTCTGATCCACCTTATCGTGATCAATTTGCTTCAGGCTCAACTATAAATAATCCTGGTTTACATATTAATTTAGATCAAGTAAGATCTTCTTCTATACAAACAATTAAATTGAGTAATAATAATACTACTTTAAAAAATAAATTAAAAAATACTAGTCTAAATTGCGGTGATATTATTAATTTTGTGCAATTTACAGGCGGTCGTCCAAATGGTTCTTATATTATTAGAGTTTTATTGCCAGCTGTTTTAAATATAACTGATTTTCCATGTTCATTTTCATTAGGAGAAGCCACAACGAATTATTCTAGTAGTCTTAGTGCAGATACTGATCCATTAGAATTAAACACATATGGAACAAATTTTAATATATACTATGGTAGTGCTAATCCTGTAGATCAAGATACTGCTTTAATTATGTCTGTACTTGTTTTTAATGATAATGGTATTAATAAATATTATCCAAGCATTTCTTACTACAATAAATATTTTTCTAGTTAATAAATGAATTATTATTCAAATATAATTTCATATTTACCAATGATTTCTAATATTACAATAAGTGGAAGAAGTATTGAGAATGAGAACGGATTTATAACTCTTTCTGCTGGAGTAGAAGGAGGAAGTGGAAATAAATATATTTACAGATGGTATTTGTCAAAATTGATTGATAAAACAAATGCTGAAAATAAATACAACATATCCTATTCATTTGATACACCTTTAAAAAAAAATATAACTATAAATAGTAATTCAAGTCCTCAAGTTGCTTGTTTTTCTATTGTAATGTGTGTTATTACTGATTATAATACTGGAAATTATCAAATAGTAAAAAGTATCATTAATTGGGATGTTAAATATCCGCAAGGATCATCAGGAGGAATGCCATCTTGGGAAATAGGTCTATTTGTATTTGCTGGACTTGTAACAGCAGGGATAGCTGACGCAGCTTTACTAGGAATAGGGGTTGCTGAGAGTGCTATCCCTGCTCTTGATGGCATGATAGTTTATGGCGGAGGAGGTTTAAATATTGAGACTGTCTCATCACTTTCACTAGCATCCTAAAATAATTTACATCTACATATAATAATGAAATTATATGTACATAGGTGGGTAACTCGTATTTTAGACCTTCCTTTTTATGCAAATAAATATTTTTCGTGGGTGTTTACACTAGTTCAAATTATTTAATAATTTGAAATTATGGGAGCACTTTCTTTTTATTTTTAAAGCGAGATTGTGGATCCAAATAGTTAATTTAAACGTAACGTTTTTGGTACGGCTTTTTGTGAAAAAGCCGTGTATATGTAATATTTATAGGTCTACTCAGTCGTCTTCATTCAGTTGCAAACAAATATGCAAACAACGACTTGGTAGTTCTAGAAAAAACAAGCACAATAAAAGCAAGACGGATATGCCTACAAGAATAACACACACGACACATGTCACAATCATACACCATACAAAAAATATAAAAAACGTCAACACGTTAGGATTAAAAGTAAAAAGTGTAAACGGTGATAATCGCGTCAATATATTTATTTTAGCACCTTTAATGCGACAAATTGGGCACAACAGGCCATTTTGCTGAATGTCTTCCATGCACTTTTTGTGTAAATAAACGTTGCAGTTACAGCTCGACGGTTTTTGCAAGGGCTGCGAAAGTGGATCAAGGCAAAGCAGGCAGATGTCAGCTTGCATTTCTTGTTTTCATAAACATTTATTTCAACAAAATCAATTTTGGATCATTATCAACGACTTGCTGAAACGAAGAAGAAGAAGCACTTGTAGAGGACGAACCGGATGAAATAACTGCTTGAAGATTAACAATTCCTAATACAGGAGTCACAGTAACAGTTGGAGCACTTGTATAACCACTGCCAGCATTTGTAATTGTTACAGAATTAATTGATCCACCTGATATAGTACACGTAGCAGTTGCCCCTGACCCACCTCCACCTGTAATTTGTATAGTTGGTACCACACGATACCCAGATCCACCATTAACAATATTTATTTTAATGACGCTTCCACCCGTGCTAGAACTGCTTCCTCCGCCTCCACTTAATTGTTGAACATATGGACCAACGGCGGTAGATGTCGTGGATACTGTTGCACTTTCACGAACGACGCCGCCGCTATTAAGGCCTGCCGATTGACAGATAGACGATGTCACAGAGGGCAATACGGTCTTGGAAATACTAAAACCGCCCGGATTTGAATAATAATACGACATCTATTCTCTTTATTTCTTTCTTTATTTTATCTTTTTCTTTTATCTTTTTGTAAATTATCCAATAGTTTTTTTGATAACATCAATAAACAAGTCAATCGTTTTTCCCTCGGGTAAAATAAATCGTTCTCTGTTAGCCTGTTCTCTGTAATCTTTAAGTCTTTGAAAGACAAATTGCTCTACAATAGACATCGTTTCTTCATCCCCACACGATTGGTAATAAACCACTTCGTGTTCATCTGTCTTGTTATATACAGAAAGTCTATTTGTTAGATTAGTAGCCTTACCAAGAATATATTTGCCTTCCTTTTTATGTGAAGGTGTCGTTAGGATGTAAATAACATTTTGTTCAGTATATTGGATACGTGGTTGTGTTTTTACATATTTTTTTGTTAAATATTGTATTTTAATTTTTTGTTCTTTGTTTTCTAGACGTAACTGCTGAAAACTTTTAGTTTTACTAATGTCAATTTTTCCAGTTAACATCACCTCATATATCCAAGATGATATTTTTACATCAAATTGAGGTGAAATCCACTGGGCAATATTAATAGCGACATAGGGATGAACCCAAGTTGCTTGATTTGATCCCAAACCTGTTTGGTGGGTAACTAATAACGATGCCGGAATTCCGGTATCGTTAGAAAGTACCTTTAGATAAGCTTTTGTTCTATCAAGCGTGTTCCAGTGATTAAATTTTTTTCCACCAGCTTTACAAAGATTTGTTATATTGATATATCCATCTTCTCTGCTTTCAATATACATATCATTACCAAGATTAAGTGGTTGTAGTTTATATTCTTCAGACTCATTTTCATTTATATCTTTTTCTGAGTTTTCATCTAATTCTATATCAATAACAGCTTCATTGTGCATTCTATTTAAAATTATATCTTGAAAAACTTTATCAGATTGGGCGATTTTTGATTCAAGTTTGGTAATGGTTTTTTCGTGTTGTTTTTCAAGAATGTCATAACGATCTTTAAGTTCTTCGTAGCGATCTTTAAGTTCTTCGTAACGAACCTGTAATTTCGTATGCTCATCGTGTTCTTTAGTTTTTTTAGAAATCAATTCTTCTTTGTGGGAGATTGTCATGTCTTTGATTAAATTAAACTGAGATAACTTTATGTCTGCTATTTCTTTTTCAAATTTATCCGTTAAATCACTTAATGCTTGAATATTTTCACATTTTATTTTGTGTATTTCAACTTTCTTTTCATCTGCTATTTTTTGCATCTTAATATCATACTCTTCTCTTACCTTTAATATTATATATTTTTTACAGCTATCAAGATGAATATTCATATTTTTATTATTTACAAAAGCAGCATTACATCCTTTGCATACAAAGCTAGAAGTTAACTCAAGACCTCTTAATTTTAAACATTTTTTATTTGTTGTCAAATGAGATTTCAAATTATACTTTGATTTAAATATTGTTTTACAGATGTCACATTCATTCTGGCTCATTTTATATAATATATCATTTTAAATTATTATATATAAAATTTCTACAAAATAAATAAAATTTATTCGTTGTAAATTTTATTTATAAATTACAAAATATATTTATAGATTATAAATGTATTTGTTTAAAATTCTTACAAAATAAAAATTCATGAAAAAGTCGATTTGACCTGTTATGCCTTAAAAAAGTTGCATTTTCATATACTTTTAAAAATCAAGTTTGGAAAAAAATTTTTACATCTACACACTCATAGAATGTGGGTGTTGAAAAATAAAAATCCTAGAAATTTACAGAAAATCGTAAATTTATTTGTAAATAATTTTATTTAAATTTATCCAAAGGCATTTACAGGCCGTTTTTGGTGCGGCTAGCCGCTCAGGTTTTGCACCAATTGCACACATCGTATTTGCCTCGTTGTTTCTCACGATCCCTGTCCAATTCATCGTCAAACGTGTTTGACAGTTTCAAGTATTTTTTGCGATGCTGGATGGCCTTCTTCAGCGCCTCAATTTTATCACTCTCCAACTTTGTCAACTCGCCTTCCATCTTTGTTAGGCACTGTTCTTCTTCCTTTATTTCGGCTATAATTTCTAAATGCTTTTTTTCTTCCATATCAATCTCATCGGTAAAAAGCTCTTTCATCTCTGTTTCTGCCGCCTGTTCGTGCTTTTTTAGTTTCAACTCTCGAATGACTTGTTGCTGCTGTATACATCTTGTCTCCAAATCCTCCAGTCCTCTTTTTGTCTCGCAAATGGTTCTGCGCGTCTGCTGGATCTTTTGCACAATGATTTTCAAGTCGTTGATCACAATGATTTCATCGTTTTGGATCTCTTTGACCAGCGTAAACACGTTGGTGGTAAAAATCTCGTTGAATCGATAGCGTATCGACTCGGGCAGGATAAACTGGTTGGACTCTTTGATTTCCATCACTTTTGTCTGTATTTCATCGACAAAAGTATTGATTTTATCGGGTTTTTCCTTGAAAAACAACACGCGCCCCGAATTAAACTCGCACATCGCCTCCAACTTTTGGTACTTGTACGACGAAATTTTGTGCGCCTCGGCCTTTCCATCCAGTTTTAGGTAGCTGACAAGACCCAATAAAAACGAGTTGATGGTATTCAGCACCGACACGATGATTTTGCCATAGCTGTAAGGTTCTAGAATAAACCCCAAAATGGAGCACAACGACGAGATGAAAATGGCGGGCAACATTAACGTGTTGAGCCGTTTCTCGCAGATGGTTTTAGCTTCCATATGCAGAATTTTGTGCCCTTTTAGATACAAGGCCAGAATGTCAAGCGCGGTCGATGTCACGGTTTCCTCGTAATCGTATTTTGATTTTAGTTCATCGACAACTTCGGTGAAGGTCACGATATGGTCGCTGTCGGTATCTTCGGG